GACTCCTTTCAGGCATTAAATATCGGGGCAACATCGTGGATTCCCACCAATATAGAATGGCTGGATAGTCCATCTACAACTAGTGCAACAACATATACTATGTATTACAGAGCGGCAAGCAGCACTGTTTATATGCACAATGGGTTTACAATTAGCACCATAACCTTAATGGAGATCGCACAATGACCAGCATAATCAAAGTCGATCAAATCCAGAATGCGGCGGGTGGTACTCCTACGGCGGTTGACCTTGGCTTGAATGTGAGTGGGACTGTTCTTCAAGTTAAACAAACTTATTTTGGAACGCTAACGGCTTTTACTGGGTCTCAAGCATATACAGCTTGCACAGATAGTGATTGCGTTATTACAGCGACACAAGATAATTCTAAGTTTTTAATCAGAGTTACCTTGCAACTATATCATGCTGGTGGGACAAAACCCGCCAACGCTGGCATTTATAGAGATGCGACTTTGATTGCAGGAACATCTGGGGCTAGTGGTGATGGCTGGGCTGGGACATTTAACACCAATCCAGCAGTTAATGACAACTGCAATACCGTTGTAAGAGAATATTTGGACAGCCCATCATTATCTGCTGGAGCAAGCGTTACCTATAAAGCGGCATTGGGGGCTTGGAGTGGAACTGGTACTGTTTCAGTAAATATAGCTGGCTACAGCATTAAGTCATCAATAGTCGTACAAGAAATCGCTGGCTAAAGGAGGCCAACACAATGACAACAATAGCAAACGCACTAACAGAACTAGGCATCACAGAGTGGGTACTCCGTGGTGAGCCAACAACAGAAGCGGAGTTTAACGAAATGTTCCGCAAGGTCACTGGCGCAGATGCCAATGGCACAGCAATCGAAAGCACTGACCACGGCATCGCTTGGGCTACTGTCGCAGCAAAACGTGACGAACTCATTGCTGCACAGCCTATGAAGCAACTCCGTGCAGAACGTGATCGCAAACTAGCTGAGACTGACTGGTGGGCGGTAGCAGACCGCACCATGACAGCGGAACAGACAGCATATCGTCAGGCACTGCGTGACATTACAAATAGCTACACGTCGCTAGATGATGTAGTATGGCCAACAAAACCGTAAGGATAAACTATGGCTGGATACATCGGCAACATACCAGTACCACAGGCTACGCAGACTAGGCAGAGTTTTATAGCTACTGCCTCACAGACTACGTTCACTACAGTAGGCTACACTGTGGGTTTTGTGGATGTGTACATGAATGGTGTCCACCTAGTTGATGGCACTGACTATGATGCCACTGATGGCAGCACTATTGTCCTTGCATCTGGGGCAGCACTGAATGATACGATTGATGTCGTTATATTCACTGCTTCTGATGATGTAACTCAAGTTCTGCATGTAGGTGGTGGCTTATTCAAGGGTGAACGTGGAACGTATGGCTCTACTGGTGCAGCTGGCGACATCTTCCGTGTGCATGAACAGACGTTAAACACTGATGTGGCTATTGGTGCTACTGAGAATGCAATAGCGGCTGGGCCTCTAACGGTAGCTACAGGCGTTACCTTGACTGTCACAACAGGGGGCAACTTGGCAATCGTATGAGTGAGATTAGAGCAACAACAATTAGCAATGCGGCGGGTACTGGGCCGATTACGCTTACGGGGCAGAGCGCTGCGAAGGCTTGGGTGAATTTTAATGGGACTGGCACTGTTGCTATTTACGAAAGTTTTAATTTTAGCAGCCTAACAGATGCGTCCACAGGCCAATATATAATTAGTTATACATCTGGTATGGCTAACGCAAATTATACTCACTTCGGTCACAGTAACGCATATAGTCTACAAAATAACTTCTCTGGTGGTGGTAGGTGGATTCTTGGGGTTCAATACGGCAGCGTATCCGAAGCATCTACATCATCCACATCCCTCATATCTTGGAATTCAGGTTATGTAGATGGATGGCATTGTGAACTTGGTGTCCAAGGAGACCTAGCATGAGTACCATCGTAATCTCCAACATCAAAGCCACAGGCGAAACAGCTAGTCGTGCAGTCTCAGGGGTTGCAGCGGCTTACCTGTCTTTTTGTACAGCCCCTTTCACAATACATGACAGCCTCAATTCATCAAGCGAAGTAGACAACGGGTATGGTGACTTAACATATAATCTTACAAATTCTATGGCTAACGCTAACTATGCACATTGTGGTGAAGGTGGTAGTGAGTTTGCCTCTTTTTATAGCAGGATACCCTCACATCATGGATCAACATCTTCATCTGTAAGGGTTAGATTTACAAATTCATCAACATATTCAACTGGGGACGTTTACGACGGATCGAGTATAATCCACGGAGACCTAGCATGAGCAATCTAGTCGTATCAAACATCTCCGATGGCACAACATCTCTAGGCACTGGCTATGTCGTCAATGGGTCGGCTAAGGCTTGGTGTAACTGGAATGGGCAAGGCACTGTGGCGATCCGTGACAGTTTAAATGTTAGCACCCTTACTGACAATGGAACGGGTCACTATACAACATCTTGGTCATCTGTTTTTGGAGACTTAGATTATTCTGTTTCGGTAGCAACAGGCTCACAGACAGCGGCACAAAACGTTTGGGATCGCATTCTTGGGATTAGAGAAATTAGGGCTAATGGGGCTGATTGGTACGCATCAAACAACGATAGTGACGTTCTTGTTGATCAGCCTGTTTGCTCCTGTACACATCACGGAGACCTAGCATGACGCAGCATCTCTGGGAACGCCTACTCGAAGCCAAGTCACGCTTGAAGCCTGTGCAGTCTAAGTATCGTGTGCTATTTGAAGACCCTTCCGCACCTGACGAACCTGCCAAGGTCTTAGTCCCTGATCCAAACTGGATGGCTGCTGCACTGGCTGGCAACGTATTACCACCCATCGACACCTATCAGCGTGATCGCTTGGTGCCTGACGGAGAGCCAAAAGAGCATCCTTACGCTGAACCCATCGGTGCTATGACCGAAGAGGAAAGCGTGGAGTATCTCATAATGAAAGACATCGATCCTGCTATCTGGCGGGATTACAAAGGTAATAGAACAATCATGAAGATTGTACCTGTTGAAATGATCCCTTCGGATCGGTCATTTAGAAACGCATGGAGAATTGCACAATGACAACCTACATCAATATCAACGGAGATGTTCGTGATGCAGCATCTCTTACCGTTCCAACAGATCGCACCTTCCGTGGGGCATGGACATTCAATGGCAATGCTGTTGAGATCGACATGACAGCGGCACTGGCGATCCACAAGGACAACCTACGGGCAGAACGTGCGCCACGCCTAGCTGCTTTGGACGTTGCTTACATGAAAGCACTAGAGGCTGGCACAGGTGCGGCTGAGATTGCAGCGCAGAAAGAAACACTGCGTAACATCACAGACGATGCACGTTTGGCAGCGGCAACTACGCCTGACGAATTGAAGGCGTTGGATTTAGCTACCCTGTTGGGAGAATAATATGAGCAAGGCACGACAGTTAGCAGACTTAAACGCTACATCACTGGCTGACCTGTCGGATAACTCTATCTCAGGAGCTTTTGATGTGGGCAGCTTAACTATCAATGGCACAGAAGCTATTGCAAGTGATGGTGCGTTAAAGCCTTTATTTGAAAGTGCGTGGATATCTTCTTCGAATGGCAATAACCGATTTGTTGCGCATGGTTTAGGTCGCCGCCCTTACCTTGTCCGTATTTATTTAAAATATAATAGCTCTACGGATAATATCGGCTGGCTTTGTGTAGGTGATTTAGGCGTTTTTGGAAATGCTGGCGTTGATTATGGAGTTGCCGCTGCGGTTGACGACACCTACATAGCATTTGCCATAGGTGAAGGTGGAGTAGCTCCTGATTGGGGGGTAACTCAAAGCGGTTGGCCAGCAGATGTAAATGCAATGCAAAATTACATTAACACTTATGGTAATGGTGGAAATAGTGATTTTCTAGATACGCCAACTGAAAGTGGTGGGACATGGTCTGCTGGGTATTTTAAAGTGTTTGCATGGTGATTGATATGGACAATGAAAATAATGGAAATTGGCTTATTCGCTGTAAAAGCAACGATCAGGTTAGGGGTTTTGTGATTGGCGATAAAACCACTGTTGCTATCTCACAAGATGAAGAATTTGTATCTATTAACAGGCCTGTAGAATTAGAAAAAAATTCTATATATTATCGTTACGATGAAGGAAATTACACATATGAGCCTTTATTTGAGCATGAGCATTATAATAGAATTTGGTCAAGGATAAGGGCTAAAAATTACCCACCAATAACAGAATTTGTTGATGCTTGGGTAAAGCAGGACGATGTGGCTCTGGAAGCGTATCGGCAAGCGTGCTTAGAAGTTAAATCAAAATATCCAAAACCTGAGTAGGAAGCATAAATGTTAGGCTTTGGCGCATACTCACAGTTAGCATTTTCACAGGTTATACCTAGTGCCTTTGCTCTTCTTACGTTAAGCTCTGTAGCAGCGGCCTCTACAGCACAGCCTGTATTGTATGACGCACAGGGTGCAGCCTCTCTTGTATCTACTCTATCTAGCACAGCTATCAGCGGCTTTACTAATGTGTATGGCGAAGCTAACATTACGCCCAGCACAGTATCAGGTACGTTTAACCTTGATATAGACTATGATGCTAAAGCTAACTTGACAGTAAGCTCTGTTAGTGGTAGCATTAGTGCTAACGCCTTAGCTGATATAGATGCACAAGCAAGCACTATACTATCATCTACCTCTGCTTATCTGACTATATACCTGACAGACTTTGCTGATGAAGATGCACAAGCTAGGGCGTTCATCCCACCTGCTGTAGCTACTGGTAACGTTAACATAGACTACGATGCTAAGGCTAATACAGTCTCGTCTAATGTTTCTGCTTCTACAGATATATCTGGGGTTGACACAGAAGCTAAAGCCAATACAACTATGGCTACACAGCTACTACAGTTTGTATCGCCAGACGTTGGTACGTACAGTGTTAACAACTTCCCCATTGGATCTGTAAGTGCGGTATTTAATTTAGACATAGAGTATCAACTAAATAACTTTGACTATGAAGCTATAGCAGATAGTTATGAAACAGATAGAACTATATATCTACCAACATATTATGAGAACCCATTAATCTATGTTGCAGAGGAAAACTATACCGTATACGTAGATAAAGCACATGCTAATAACACGGTATACATTAGATCGTAAGGAATAACTATGGCATACAAGTGGCCTGATAAAGATAAAGATGAGATTATTGACTACAGTGTAGACTGGTCACGCTTCCTTGGTGATGACATTATCTCTGCTGTAACGTGGTTTATTGATGATGCATCTGGTGTTAAGACACAGGTAGTTGATGCACAGGTAATTAATGGCATTCAGTTTGTTACTGGTACTAATACAGAGACTGTGGCTACAGC